TGATTTAAATCAAATGAACTACGTGAACCAAAACTTAACCAATTTCTAGAATTATATTCATAAGGTACATGAATCCATAAAATAGGTTTTTTACTCTTACCTAAAGTTTCATCGTCTAATAAGTATTTCTGTATAGCTTCAATTGTGTCACCACTTTCTTGTTTCATTCTTTTATCTTCAAACCTTTTATACAAGACGCCCAATACAATTAAAATAAAAAAAAGTATAAATAGATTAGTAAATGATTTCATATATTATAATATTATATTTTATTTGAGTTCTAAATTTTTTTATTGAAATGTAATTGAACAACAACACATAAAACATATTACATTATTTTTACAACATGAAGATTTTTTATTATGAAATTCTAAACACCATGTACAACAATCTAAACATGTACAACACAAACAATCATTTTCATCATAAATTTTATAAGCAGCTGGACTTGTATGTTGAAACCACCATCTATTACTAAAACAACATATAAATGGTTTATTCATAATATTCTCATCTTTTAATTCCTTAGATAACTCTGATTCACTTGAATCTGATAAAATAACCGATTTAAGTCGATGATTGCTATTTTCTTCCATAATATTCTTTTATAAATTTAAATTTTGAGAGAAAAAGTATTCAATTTTCTTTAAATATAATAATTAATTATTTAAAGAAACTACTTAAAGCCGAAAGGCGACCGTTTTAGTTAAGATACATTTGGTTAAACTCGGCTACATTTATTTCCTTGGATTTTGACTTAATCCATCCATTAAATGTTTTCCGCATCTTGTAAAAAATTGATGTAATTGATGAGGGTCTGAACCGGTTATCATATCGTCTGGAATATACGTTGAGTTGCCTTTTTTATAGCATAATAATACTGGAATACCATTTACCATCTTTTTTGACTTCAAAAATGAATAAAAATCAAATGATTTATCAACATCAATATCAGCACATACTACTTCTGGAGGCGACGACGCAAAAAAACCATGGACTGCGGATTTTATTGTCTTGCATGGCCCACACCATTCTGCTCCTAATTTTATCACAATAAGTCCTGGATTATGTTGTAAAAGAGTCATAAAAGCTTGTCTATCTGCTATTTCACTAATAACTTGTTTTGACATTATATTTAATTAAGTTATTTAATATTTTAATTTTAAATGTAAATAATAAAATACTAAATTACTTAATTACTTAAATATATTAGTTTAAAATATTTATAAATGGGAATTTATACAAATGGAAGTATTTTTGGAATAATGATGTATACTGTTAGTAGTAATTCAGATGATACTATTATTACATTATTTACAAAACAATATGAAATGGTAATGAGTGATGAAGAAAAAAAAGAAGCATATCTATTTTATACAGAATTAATTGATAAAAATGAAATATGTTTTAAATTTTATACTGAGTGTACTACTACACATGATCTTAAAAATAAAAATTTTATGACGTGGCATCCAATGACACTAAAACATTTTTTAGATAATTTTAACGTTTAAATTTATTTTTTTTCTAAGTTTTTAAAAATTGTATTCAATTTTGAACCACCTAATATCTCTGTTTTATCATCATTACAAAATCTATATTTTAAGAATATTAGTTCGTCAAGGAACTCTAATTTTTTACTAATTGTCATATACTTTAATGCCAATGAAAGTTGGTCTTTCGCACAACGGTCACAATATAATACTATTATTCTTATTATGTCTTCACTATAAGATTCTATATCGCAATTATTTTTTAAATTATTCAATATTTTTTTCCCTTCTTTTATCGTAATAGTTGTATGAACTGTTTCTGAAATATTTGTTACTTGAGGTTTTATAACATTATTCTCCAGAATTACATCAGAATTCGTGTCGATTTTATTAGTCGGTTTATCATCATTAACTTCTTCCATAACTAATTCAACATTTGTCGGTACTTTGGACTCAGATTTTGCCTCTACATGCGGCACTACAATAGCCGACACTTTTGACTCAGATTTTGCCTCTACATGCGGCACTACAATAGCCGGCACTTTTGACTCAGATTTTGCCTCTACATGCGGCACATTTGTCTCTATTATATCATCATCATCATCATCATCTGATATAACAAGTAGAGAATTCACTTTGGGAATATTTGAAAGAAGTCCCAATACATTATTTTTCGGTTGCTCTTTTTTCGGCAATTCTTTTTCTTCTTTTTGCTGTCTTATTTGACTATTATATCCACCAAGAATAAATGGTTCTGGTACCTTTTTAATATCGGTTGGACGCCTTTTCTCTGGTACATGTATGTTATTCCTTAATGCTATATTATATAACATCTTGTTTTGTTCTGAAGCTGTATCACCTGATAATTCACTTCTCATTTTTTTTAGTAAGTTTCTTACAGCAACACATAAATCATTGTCTTGATCACCAGATATATCTTTATTCCAAGTAATACCTAATTCTTTACCTATCTTTTTTGATTTATAATCAATTCTTATATCCGTAAAATTTGAACTACCATTTGTCGCTGATTTATCCCAATCACCATGACACCTACCTCTTCTATATATACGCGCTCTTCCTTTTGGATATCTATCTTCATTTGTTTGATTTTTATCAGTATTTAAATCTGGATGATACATCATAAATATACCCTTAAATCTCATACACTCATTTTCTGTATCTGAATAAGAAACTGATCTATCAATTATCCAATTTGTTTCTTTTTCATTCTTTGATTTTGTCTTTTTACCGCTTTCTAACCCAAACATTATTAAATCCTTTTTTTTATTCATTAACTTCCAATTTTGAGTATCTTTATTAAATCTATAATATCTTTTTTCGTCATCTTGACAAATATACTCTTCCTCATCTTCTTCCTCATCTACATACTTAATAATCTTCATATCTTTATTAAATGGTTTACATTGATGTTCTTCAGAATAGTCCTTTTCTGGAGAAACTACACGATCATTTACATAAATATTAAAATCAAAATTATTAATTATACCAGTATAACACTCCGATAGACTTTTAGTAATTTCCCAATATATTTTATCTGGGGTTGTTTTGTTATACACATTTTTTTTAACATACTCAAAAACTAGTGTTGAACCTGTATTATATGAATGATTTCTTTTATATTCATCTTGTGAAATTTCATAAATTTCTGGATCAAAAGAGAATATTGCTATTTCTTCACTTGCCATTTTATTAAAATCACATGTAACTTTATAAAACTTACCATCTACTTGAGTAAATACAAATAGTAAGTCGCAACTTGAAACTGCTGCCGCTTTAAACCCTGTACCAAACTGAGAAGTTTCTAAATCATTACCATGACCTTCCCTCATATGCGTAAAATTGAATGGATTATCAGTTCCGTCTTTTTTTATATCAACAAAACCAAATTTGTAATCATCTGATATAGAAAAGCTTTGTAAATAACCAGATGGGTTTAATTTACATTTAAAATTTATATTATTACAGTTTGGAATTAAAACATTATCAACACATTCGTTTAATATTTTTGATAGTGTGTAATTGGATGAACTAATTTTCTCTCTTTCCTTTCTAAAATGTGTTCCTCCAACTATCATTAATCCTTCTCCTTTTCTTTTTTCATTTATACTATCCATAAATCGTTTATATTCTTCTCGAACATTTCTAGAAGAATTATTATTTTCAATCGTTAATGTTGCCATTTTAGTTAATATTTGAAATAATGTATTATTTAATAACTTATTTCAATTTTTTTTTAATCTATTAATTCTATTGATTTATCAATAAGCACATTTTTGGCTATTTTTCTTATTATTTTGTCTTCTTTTTCATCATCATTATCTCCTGAACCACCCATAGATTCAACAACCAGTTTGTTATATTGATCTGAGTACTTCGAATGATATTTTCCACAATCTGGATGTTCTTCTTTAAATTTTGGTAATAAACGTTGGTTTTTACATGCTACCTTTTTTATAACCTTTCGTAGTTTATTTTTGTTTTCATTCTCTTTTTCCCATTTATCCTCATCTTTAATATACATTACTTCTCTCTTTGAGTCACTACAATGAACCGGGCGTTTATGTACATCCATTTCTTGAAGATTTTTAATAATAATATTTGATATACCTTCTACATAACCTAATCTACCAACACTTTCTAAATCGGATAATTGAAGCTTTAATGAATCTACAAAATCCATAATATTCATAGCATCTTTACACGTTTCGTTTAAGAACACATTAAGATTAAATGTTTTATTATGTGAATTAATATGAGCTCCTGTATTATTAATATTTGTTACTGATTTATCTTTACATAGTTCAATTATTTGATTTTGAAGTTGATTATTCTGTTGTAAAAGAGTCATAATTATTTCTTTCTCATTTAAAGGATTATCGTCTTCTACTATAGTATTTTCTTGGTGCAAACATTTCTTTTTATGTCTCCATAATCCAGCTCTATCTGAATAATATTTGTTACAAATATCGCAACTATATTTATGGTTAGGCTTTTTTAGGCAATAATCGTTGTCTTTTGTTGTATAATTGTTGTTTTTATGTTTTACAGTATTAATATGTCTTTGATAATCTCTATTATATGAGCATTTAAAGTCACAAATTTCACAGTGAAAATTAGTAGGCTTTTTTAGGCAAAAATCGTTGTCAAATGTTGTCATACATTAACAACAGAAATTTACCTAAATCCTTTTTTAATTAAAATATAAAAATTTAATCGTAACAATTTTATAATTATTTTTTTGGTGACCAGATGCTAATTTTCAATTATGGTCTCACAATTGCATTATTTGACATAAAATATCCAAGGTTTTTAAAAATGGACATAAAAAATGTCCAATTTTCATTTTTCAAAAAAACTTTCCCCGAAAAATTTTAAAATTCGATACTACATATGAAGGGAACTTTTTTCGATCCTTTTTTAAGAAATTCAAGATTTTCCCTACATTATGTAGTGTAGTCTACTTTAAATATCTAATTTATATATTAAATAATATAATTTAAAGAAATCAATAACATTTTTACTTATTAGTTTGCACAAATTCTTCCAACTCATTGATATCAATATGTGGCAAATTTACATGCGATTCCCAGAAATATTTACAATAAGCCCATACAAATGTGCAATCATTGTTATACCATTCACTATGATGTTTTAATAAATTATTATATAACTTTTCAGGAAGAAATTGAAGACTTTGCTTAGGTAAAACATAGCATAGTTGAACTAATTCAGTTACAGGATTTTCCTTTCTATTTTCAATAAATTCTGTTTCAAAATATGGAATATAATGAATTAGGTCGCAAAATAATGGTGGATAGTTGTGATTATAACACCATCTCCAATCAGGACAACCAGATGTATAATATTTCATTGTCCATTCTAACCCTTCCAAATAATTGGTACAAATTTGTTTTGTTCTAGTTTCATCAATATCAACATTAAATAGAGTTTTGTAATATCTTACCTGCCAGTTAGTCTTATAAGGATTAATAAATTTCTCTAATGATCTTTCATACATAGGAATAGAATCAAATTGTTTAAATTTATCTTCATCTGTTATATCAGCCATTGGATTTTTGCTTCTTCTATCACGTAATTTAGCTTCCATTTTAAAATATTCTTCTTCATTATCTGCTAGAAATTGAACTAATTTTCTTACATTCTTCCAATATATGGTTTTTCCATCAGTTAAATTTTCATTTGTGTTACCAATAGTTGCCTTGTATGCTTGTAACATTTTATCAACGCCGCCAGTTCTAATATTAACAGAAGGGAAATGAGGCATGAAATCGTTTCCTAAGAAAAAACACAAGAAAATATAATCATAAACGCGATTTTTTTGCTGTAAAGTTGTCAACTCTTCGCCATTATTCATGTCTAACGTAATAACCCTAGCTAGTTCAGGGATATCAATAACATATGATTCATTAGGCTCTAAATCAGGGTTTATTGATTGAATAAAGTGAGGAGTTTCTCTGAAAAGATAAATATTCTTAGCAATTGGCAAGTGATTAATTGACAGCATAATAAGGTCGGCATCTAGGCCATATATAATAGTATTCTTATCATCAGTGTGAGACTCGGGACATCCTCTAATTAAATCGAATAATTTATGTTCGCCTTCACCAGGTGAATCACTTAAAGATGTAATAATTCTAGAAGAACCAAATTTTGAAGGATCGTTATAATAAGAGCGAATTTTATCATTTAAGGTTTTCATAAATACAGTTCCAGGTGTGATAGCAGTTGTATTCCAAGGATCAGGTTTAACGCCTTTGAAAATAGAACGTGAGATATTGTTTTGATATAATGATTTATATCTTCTTGATCTCTGTTGTTCTAACTTAGCAACAGGTGCGACACCATCAAAAGCAATATATATGATGTTATCAGGTTTTAATAAATTAATATATTCATCAATTTTAACACAAACGGCTCGAATAATTGTATTCATATCAGATTCAACAAGCTTAGTGAAATCAATATTATGAACAGCATCATAAATAATAGAATTACAATCTAAGTAAAGATTATTTACTCGGATAGTATTAGAGCTTAATTTTTTAATAATATTTGAATGATTTTTGACAATATATGAAAAGTAACTTGGAATTCCCATTCTTTTAAATTATATATTATACATTTTTATGTTTAATATGTTAATATATATATTATATTTTAGTTAGCACGTAGTATATACCACGACAATAAAATAATTATGAATTTTACATCTTTAATAGTTTAAGCAACAAAAATATAAATATTATATATTATATAAGAATACAATGAATGAAAAAATCGGTGCCGTAAAAAAAGAAATTAATCATAAAACAACTACTGATGTACTACCGCTAGTTGAAAAGAAGATTGAATTCTTCAAAGATGTTATTCAAAAAACAATAATTCATGTTCAAAAAAATAAATTCCTTGATATTTTAGGAATTAGTGATGTAAATACTTGTATTGAACGACTTGGAGATTTAAGTAAAAAAATACAGGAAGTATCAGAAAATAAAACTAATACAGATGTATTAATAAATAATTTACAACAAATAAATAATGAATTATCTAGTTTATTGAAAAGCTATGGTACTGACAGTTTAGATGATTTATTATTAATTTGTTTTGGTAATAACAGTAAAATTATTACTGAAGATACTCAGTATGATAAATTCGAACTTCTAAAAAAATATTTTCATCCAACAAGCTACAAAGTTATAAATAAAAAGGACGATAATAAACAAAAGAAAAACGATGAATGTGTTGATGATACTACAAATCTGGTATGTTATGATGTAGTTTCGTCATATAAACAATTTCATATGAAAGTATATGGTATTAAATTATTAATTCATAATGCAGTATTAAAGAAAAGTTTGATAATTTTTGGAATTGTAGATGATATTGTTATTGAATTTTTAAATAACAAATATGTTACAAATAAACAGAAAAAAATAATTGAAAATTTACCACAAGACGAAGACTTTAAATCAGATTCATTTCAAAAATTCTTGATATCTCTAATTTTAAAGGATTATTTAGTTTATGAAAACGAACATGAAATTTACAGCAAATATGCAGGTTTTATAAGTCAATGTAATAATTTAAAGCAAAAACAAATTTCAAATACTGTTAAAGAGTTTATTACTGATGATATGTTTAATAAAA